ATGAAACAACTCCTATTTTAGTAAAAAAAGGAGGAATAGTATTACTTCCTAATGAAAGTTTAGGGTCTCATCACCATATTGATGATTGGGATTATGAAATATCTCCTGAAATATCAGTCTTATATTTTTTAAAAAGCGGAGCAAAACCATCAACTGTAATGTTCGAATATGAGTTTGGAAGAAATAAGAAAAGAAGGTGGAAACAAGAACTAAAGGAAGATACTCTTATTATATTTTCTTCGTATTTGAGACATTCCATAAGTAAAAATTTTAATGAAGACCCAATAGTAGCTCTTTCATTTCAGTTCCAATTACTATAAAATAATGCTATCAAAGAGGCATTATGACAATTGAAATTGATGGTGTAAATAATACTTTAAAAACAGATAAAATTGAACCTCAATCAGGTACGGCTTTACAGTTATCTGCTTCAGGTGACACTGTAACATTGCCTTCAGGGGCTACTCTTACAATAGCTGGTACAGCAAACGTTACAGGAACTTTAACAAATTCAGGAACAGCAACCGGCTTTGGTGCAGTTGACTGGCAAACTTCAGATATAAAAACAAGCACATTTACGGCAGTAGCTGGTAAAGGATATTTTGTAAATACTACCGGTGGTGCTATTACTATAAATTTGCCCGCTGGATCTGCAGGTGCTCAAATAGCTCTTGCTGATTATGCAGGCACATGGGATTCAAATAATGCAACTGTATCAGCTAATGGTTCAGAAAAAATACAAGGAATTACTTCTGATGCTACTTTTGATAGAGATAGAGAGGCATTACAAATTGTTTATGTTGATTCAACACAAGGTTGGATAATTACATCAGTAGCTGATCAAGGTGGATCACAAGCTGCATATATTGTTGCTTCTGGAGGAACAGAAACAACAAGTGGTGATTACAAAATTCATACTTTTACTGGCACAGGAACCTTTACCGTTTCAGCTGTTGGCAACTCTGACGGTGGTGGAGCATCAGCTTCATACACTGTAGTTGCAGGAGGTGGAGCAGGAGCTAGTGGTCGTGGTGGTGGAGGTGGAGCTGGTGGCTTCCGTGAGGGGGCTGTCCCAGGTGATCCTTACTATCCTGCAAGATCTCCTTTAGCTGCTACAAGTGGTCTTACTTTATCGGTTCAAGCATACCCAATTACAGTAGGTGGCGGTGGCACTGGCGTTTCTGGTGGCAGCGGTGCTAATATTGGTGGCGTTGGTACAGCTGGTGGAACTTCAACTTTTTCTACTGTAAGCTCTGCTGGCGGAGGTCGTGGTTCAACTTCAAACGGCACACCTCCTGGTAGTGCAGGTAATGGTGGATCTGGTGGTGGTGGTAGTTACTGTCTTTCTACAGCTGGTTCAGGTAATACTCCTCCCGTTAGTCCCCCTCAAGGTAATTCTGGAGGTGTTGGAGTTAACGCAGGAAACGCTTATGGCGGCGGAGGCGGAGGCGGTGCAGGTGGCACTGGTGATGCAGGTAGACCAACCGCAGCAGCAGGAGGAGCGGGTGGAGTTGCTACTTCTATAACAGGTTCTCCTGTTACTAGAGCTGGTGGCGGAGGAGGCGGACATTCTTCAGGACCTGGTTATCCAGGAACTCCTACAGGTGCTGGTAGTGGTGGAAATGGTGGTGGAGGTGCAGGCGGTAATGCTCCATCATCTGGTGCTAATGGAGGAACAGCAGGCACAGCTAACACTGGTGGTGGCGGTGGAGGAGGTAGTTTTTTTGGCACTCCTTATGCGACTGGTAGTGGTGGAAATGGTGGATCAGGAACAGTTATTATAAGATACAAGTATCAAAACTAATTTACATACTTTTTAAAAAAGTATAAAAAGAAGAAAGAAAATAGAATGCAATTAGAAAATTATTATTGGTGTTTTCAAGGTGCTTTACCATCACGAATTTGTGATGATATTATTTCATATGGTAAAGTATTAAAAGAAGAGACAGGTGTTACTTCTGGATATGATCCAAGTAACATGACACCAAATCAACAAAAACAATTAGAAGAAAAAAGAAAATCAAATGTTGTATGGATGGATCCCGTTTGGATTTACCGTGAATTACATCCTTTAGTACACGAAGCAAATCAAGCTGCTGGTTGGAACTATCATTGGGATTGGTCTGAGTCATGTCAATTTACAAAATACGTAGGATCAAAAAAACAACATTATGATTGGCACACTGATAGTGGACCAAGAGTAAATCAAAATGGTAAAATTAGAAAATTATCTATGACTGTGGCTTTAGTAGATGGTAGTGAATATGAAGGTGGTGATTTTGAAATTAATTTTAATACTCCTGAAAAAGAAGATATTCATATAATTAAAGCTGCAAGAATAAAAGGTTCAGTTACAATTTTTCCATCTTTTGTATGGCATCGTGTCAAACCTGTTACATCAGGTACTAGATATTCATTAGTTAATTGGCATCAAGGAAATCCATTTGTATGATGCAATTTTATGAATATTTTAAAACCCCTGTTTACATGGAAAATTTACCTCATTGGGTAGATGATATAAATAAAAAATGTGAAAAACATTTAAAGGCAATTAAAAATACAAAAAAATTTAAAGAAAGAGTTAAAAAGAAAAAATCTGATTTTGGAGAAGTTGCTCATTCTTATCCTATTGCAGCTGATCCAGAATTAAAAATTTATATTGATCATATTGGTCAACGTTCGTGGGAATTTTTAGATCAAATGGGTTTTGATTTATCAAATCATACTTGTGTATTTACCGAATGTTGGGTTCAAGAATTTCCTAAAGATGGTGGTGGTCATCACAACTCACACGTACATCCTAATAATCATGTATCAGGTTTTTTGTATTTAAAGAGAGATGAGGATGGACCGGTACCAGTTATTCATGACCCACGGCCCGCTGCTTTGTTATCAGCTTTACCACAAAAAGATATTTCGCAAATTACTTATGCTACAAATGAAGCTCACTGGAAACCTACGCCAGGAACATTAATTATTATGCCCGCATATGTTACACATCAATATTCTGTTGGTGGACCTAATCAAGCATTTCGTTTTATACATTTTAATATACAGGCTATACATAATAGTTTTATAAAAACAGAGGAGAAAAAATGAGTTTTGAAAAAGATAAATATGAAGTTGTAAAAAAAGCAATATCAAAAGACGTAGCTAGTTTTTGTTATGCTTATTTTTTAAATAAAAGACAAGTAGCAAAACATTTACAAGATACACGGTATATATCTCCTTTTGATAATAGTTGGGGAACATGGAAAGATGAACAAATACCTGACACCTATTCTCATTATGCAGATCTTGTTATGGAGACATTAATGGTTCGAGTAAGACCTAAAATGATGGCTGTAACAAAAATGAATTTAGTTCCTACATATACTTATGCAAGAATATATAAATATGGTGATATATTACATAGACATAAGGATAGACCTTCTTGTGAAATATCATGCACATTAAATCTTGGCGGAGATGAATGGCCTATATATTTAGATCCCACAGAAGGGTTTGGTAATAAAGGTAAAAAAGTTATATTAAAACCAGGTGATATGTTGGTTTATAGTGGATGTGATCTTGAGCATTGGCGTGAGTCTTTTGAAGGTCAAGACTGTGGTCAAGTATTTTTACATTATAATAATAAGCAAGGTCAGTTTCAAGAAAGTAATGCTTTTGATGGTAGACCAATGCTTGGATTACCTGCATATTATAAAAAAGCACAGTAGACTAAATCACTTTTTATAGTTAAAATAGAGTCTTATGACTCTAGGTATTTTAGCCTTTTCAGAAGGACCATTATCATCATTAGGTAAACAAGACGCTATAGCGGTTGTTACAGGTCAAGCTTTAACTGTTACTCTTGGGGCAGAAGCTGTTTCTGTTGATGCAACAGTAGCGGTTACAGGATTACCTTTAACTAGCACCGTTGGAACTGCGGTTATAGATAGTGGCGCAGCGGTTGGATTAACAGGTGAAAGCATTAGTACAGCATTAGGAACTGTAATTGCTAGCCCAACTGCTAATCCAACTGTTTCTGTAAGTGGCTTTGGATTAAATGCAGTTATAGGAACATTTGCTGTAACGGCAGGCGGTCAAGTATCAATTGATGCTTCGTCTGAACCTGATTTAGATTTATTCTTAGGTGATGAAACAGTAACAGCTACTGCACTTGTACAGCCTACAGGGTTAACAGAAACATTTACGGTAACAGTACAAAATGTTGGTGGTTCTAATAAATACTTTATTGATGGAACACAGCAACCAACTTTAACATTAAAAGAAAAAAATATTTATATATTTAGCGCTAATGACTCGTCCGTTGATACACATCCACTTTTACTATCAGCTACTTCTGATGGAACACATTCAGGGGGAACAACTTATGAGACCGGTGTTACTTATCAAATAAATGGGTCAGATGTTTCTAAATCAGATTACCTTTCTAATTATGCTTCTGCAACTACTAGAAGTTTAACTATTAATGTAGCTGAAAGTGCACCTACTTTATATTATTATTGTAATGCTCACTCTGGTATGGGAGGTCAAGCCAATACTCCTACTAATACTAACTATGATAGTGAAGAAATAAGCACGGCTCTCGGCACAGTTGCTGTTGAAGCTCTTACAACTCCTGTTGTAACAGGACAGGCTTTAACATCAACGACAGGAACGGTAAGTGTAGTTACAACAAGTGTAGCAGCGGTCACTGGACAGTCAATAACAGCATCGCTTGGTGCATCTATTATAAATGCCGCAGCAACAGTTTTACCTACTGGTCAAACAGTCAACACGGCTCTCGGCACAGTAGTACCAATTACCAATACAATTGTAGAAGTTAATGGTCAAAGTATGACTTTAACATTGGGAGATTCAGGTGTATATGCATGGCAGGTTGTCGATGACTCAGCCACAAATACTTGGACAATCGTTGATGATTCTGCTACAAATACATGGCGAGATGCAGCGTAGGTAAATTATGTCAACATATTCAACACGACTACAAGTAGAGTTAATTGGGATAGGAGATCAAGCAAATGCTTGGGGTACTACTACAAATAACAATTTTTCTCAATCATTAGAACAATCAATTGCCGGTGTATATACAAAGAACATATCATCTGGAACGACAACAGTTTTAACATCAACAAATGGTCCTACTACACAAGCGGATAACGAAAACAGACAAGCAGCTATTATATTTACAAATGCAGCAGCCAATCATATTGTACAATTTACCGCAAAAGAAAAATTATATTTTTTACGAAATGCGGCTACAACCTACACAGTTACAGCTAGACTAGGTGCTTCAGGTAATACTTATGTAATTAATCCTGAAACAAGTGTTTTTCTAGCCACTGATGGTACTAATTGGTATGAACTCCAAACATCAGGTGGTACTTGGGTTACTAAAACAACTACATACACAGCTTTAAGTGGAGATAAAATTTTTGCTGATACAACTGGCGGAGCTTTTACAATTACTTTACCAGCAGCTCCTTCTACAGGAGATGAGGTAAGATTTGTAGATTTAGCGAGTACATTTGATTCAAACAATTTAACAATTGGAAGAAACAGTTTAAAAATTAATGGAGCTACAGCAGATTTAACTGTAGCAACCGAAGATGCAGCCTTTAGTTTGGTATATTCAGGCGCAACTTATGGTTGGAAACTAACGGAGAAGTAATATGGCAACTTATGAATCTATCAAATATAAATTTTCAGGCACTGCTGTTACTGGTGTAATGCAAGAATCAGAAAACTTAAATGATGTTTCTAATAAAGGAACATCTAGAACTAATTTAGGCGTTGCAATAGGTAGTGATGTACAGGCTTTTATTTCTGCTACTGCAGGAACAAATGCTAATGGCGCAAGAACAGTAGATACATCTTCACCAAGTGGTGGATCTGATGGAGATATTTGGTACAAATATACGTAATGCATTATGCCAATTTATGTTAAAGATGGCGGTACTTGGCGGGAGATAAGTTCTTCTGCTGGAACTCAACTTTACGTTCGAGACAGTACATCCTTTACTAACAAAACAATTATAAACGCTTATGTAAAAGATGGCGGTACTTGGCGAACTGTCTTTACTTTATTTGATACTACAGGTTATCAAACCACAACTGGATCTGTATCTGTTCCAGCAAATGCTAATGCTATTCATGTACAGTACGCTGTAGGCGGAGGCGGAGGCGGAGTTGGAGGTGCACAATACGATAAAGCTGGTGGAGAGTCTGCTGGTGGAGGTGGTTCATCGGGTGGTTATGTTTCCGATAAAGTCTTTACTGTTACGGGAGGAGAAACCTTAACTATCACTGCAGGTGCAGGAGGGGCAGGTACTGGTGGTGGATATAATTCAACGGCCACAACTGGTGGAACTACAAGTATTTCAGGATCAAGTTCAGGATCATTATTTTCATTAACTGGAGGAGGTGGTAGTTATGCTTCAGGGGGAGGTGTTCAAGGACCACTTCGTGGTAATTATTTAGGAGCTGCTGGAACAGCAACTATTTCAGGAACTGTTTTAACTACAGGTACTACTGTTGATGGTCTTAATATAACCACATTTAATTCTGGTCCTGTTGGAACATTTAATTCTAATGGATCAGGTAATCAAGGATCTGGTGGAGGTAACTGTGGGGGAGATAACTGTCAAATAGCTGGTGGTACAGGTGGATCTTCTTATTCTGGTCCAGGCGCTGTATCAGGTGGAACAGGTGCCCCTGCTGGTGGATCTGGTTCTGCTGGAACAAGAGGTTCTGGTGGAGGCGGAGGTGGTGCTGAACCACAATCTGCAGGCACTGCAGGTGGTGATGGTGAACTTAATTATAGATTTATGAGGATGACTTAATGCCACTTACTAAAATAGCATTTGCCCCTGGTATTGATAAACAAGATACTGAATACGGGGCTGCAGGACGTTGGACAGATTCTGATTTTGTACGCTTTCGTTATGGTTTACCAGAAAAAATTGGTGGATGGATAAAATTAATTAATAATACTTTAGTAGGCGTAGCCAGAGATATGCATGCATGGACCGATTTAGATGGTGTTAGGTACACGGCCATCGGAACAGATAGAAAATTATATATTTATTCAGAAGGTGTAGCTTACGATATAACGCCTATAAGAGCAACAGGCTCAATTACAGGTTTTGAAACATTTTCTAATACAACAGTTACTGTAACTGATCCTAGTCACGGCGCAGAAGTTGGTGATTTTGTTACTATATCTTCTACATCAGGAGCAGTAAATGGAATACCTGCGGCTACTATGGATGCAGAATACGAAATATTGACAGTGCCCTCTGCAAGCACATATACAATACAAACTGCAACTGCTGCGACAAGCACAGGAACATCAAGTGAAACAGCAACAGCAACATATCAAATTTCTGTTGGCACAGCAGTATCACAATACGGTTATGGTTGGGGTACGTATCAGTGGGGTAAGGAAGAATGGGGTACGCCTCGTTCTACATCTAATGTTACTATTGACGGACGTAATTGGTCTTTTGATAATTTTGGTGAGGATTTACTAGCAACAGTAAATAATGGAAATACTTTTAGGTGGGATACATCTACGGGTACAGGAACAAGAGCAGCTGTTATTTCTAATGCTCCTACAGTTTCACGATTTAATTTAGTATCTATGCCTGATAGACACGTATTTTTATTTGGAACAGAAACTACAATTGGTTCAAGCACTACACAAGATGATTTATTTTTACGTTTTGCTTCTCAAGAAGATTATAATACTTGGGTGCCAACTGCTACAAACACAGCAGGTTCTTTTAGAATACAAGATGGATCAAAAATTGTAACAGCAGTTAGATCTCGTAATGCTGTTCTCGTTTGGACAGATACATCATTAAATGCATTACAATTTGTTGGTGCACCTTTTACTTTTAACTTAACTCAAATTGGTGCAAACTGTGGAGCAGTATCTTTACACTCAGCAGTAGATGTAAATGGTACAGCATTTTGGATGTCACAAAATTCTTTTTATAAATTTGATGGTGCTATTTCTAAAATGCCTTGTAGTGTGCAAGATTATGTATTTGAAGATTTTAGTATTACAAACCAGCCAGAAACTTTTGCAGCTGTTAATTCTGAATTTAATGAAGTTACATGGTTTTATACATCAAATAGTGCAACGCAAATTGATAGATTTGTAACATATAATTATTTAGAAGATTGTTGGTCAACTGGTAGTTTAGCAAGAACAACATGGATAGATTATGGAGTGTATCAAAAACCATATGCAACCGAATATTCTACTACAGCTATTGCTACCAATGATACTATAAATGGATTAACGGCAGGAGCTACTACGTTATTTCAACACGAAACAGGAGATGATAATGTAACGACGGCAATAGATGCTTTTATAGAATCAGGTGATTTTGATATTGCTGATGGACAACCATTTTTACATATAGGAAGAGGTATACCTAACTTTAAAGACTTAACAGGAACTGTAGATATAACGCTTAGATTTAAAACATATCCTAGTTCTACTACTCCTACTACCGTGACAAGAACAATAACTCCTACTACAGAAAAATTTGATTTAAGAGGTAGAGGAAGACAAGCAAATATACGTATTGACAGTGACGCCGTAGGTGATAAATGGCGATATGGAACTTTACGTTTAGATGTACAACCAGATGGAGGCAGATAATGGCTAAAATAGCAACAACAAGATTTCCTCAAGCAACTCCTGAATATCAACCAACTGTAATTGATATATTAACAAGGTTACTTGAGCAAATAGTACAACAATTAAATTTTGGTTATCAACAAGATTTAAAAGATGAATCTACAGCAAGGACGTGGTTTCTTGGCTGATTCATTTAAAAGTTCTACCTTAACAGGCACAGGAAGTGTATATACAGTTCCTACGGCTGATCAAAACTCGCAACCTCCTGTGTTGCCTACAACTACTATAGTAAAAAGTTTTTACTTGTCCAATCAATCAGGTGGTGCAGTAGCAACTACAGTTACAATGTTAGATTCAAGTAATAGTAGCTTAGAGGTAGAGTTATATAAAGATAGTTTAGCAGATGCTACTGAAGTTGAAAAAATTGTTACAGTTGTTTTAGAACAAGCTGATCAAATAAAATTAACTGGTGCTGGTGTTAAAATTTTACTTAACTATATGGAGATTACACAATGACGTTTAAAAAAGTACAAGAATCAAAAGAAATTGGAAAAGAAATTGTTAATGGTCAAGAAGTGGCTGTATTACAACCTGAAGTTCATAGAGAAGTTAAAAATAAAAAAACTGGTGTTGATTATGATTCTGAAGAAGCAGCTAAGGCAGATGTTGATAATCCAGAAACAGATACAACAGCTGATGATATTGAAACTAATGTTCAAATTAAAGTGACGAAGTTACCTGATGTATTTGGAAAAACTGAAGACGATTAAGCTCCGCAGTTTTCACAAAAGTCATCACAAATACACTTTTCTTTTTCACACCCACATGTAGGACAATTAGGATCCATTTGCTGCTACCTTATGTTTTGCCATGTTTTCTTGAACAAAAATTCTTTCATCTTCTGTTAATGGTCTACCGGCACTAGGATAAGCAGGTCCTGTAGCTATTTCTTTAGGTTTATTATGACATGAACATCCGTCTGTGTGTCTTTTGTGATCTCTTTCTAATGCTAATAAACGTTCATGATAGCGACTCACCTTATCTGCGAGGACAGCTATAGCTTTCAATACTTCTTGATTTTCCATAATATCTCCTGATTTATAATTTTGGGGTGAGATCTAATTTAAACACATCTATCATAATTATCAAGTAATCTTTTTAAAATGTTTTCTTGACAACTAATTTGAAATAGTATCCCAACCACTTGGATGAGGTATACAGTGTTCTGTTTTTACACCAGGTTTCATCGTAAGTAATATATCTCCACTTATACTTATTCGAGGTTCTTCTTTTGTATTTACTTCTGTATAATGTAACAAACCACTTGGAAATACTATTAGATTATTTGTTCTTACCGGAATAATATAACTAGAAAAATTAAATTGATTCCAATCAACGATATATTGATCTGTTGGTGGAATAAATAATCCTGTTTGTGCAGCTAATTCTTTTTCAAATCGTATATTACCCATCTCATTATTACGTACATAATAAACAAAACTAAAATGACTTGCGGTGTGCTTGTGACTAGCAATATGTTGGTTTTTTACAGTGTAAGTAGCCCATGCTTTAGTAATGTGAACATCAAATTTGTCAGGATTATATCCTTTTGCTGTCATAAATTCTAAAATAGATTTTTTTAATTTAATAAATAAAGGTAAATATTTTTTATCTTTATGTAAATTATCTTTAGCTTCCTCTAAATCTGTAAAATGCGTATTACCTTTAACATCGGTTGTTGCTGCTGTTCTACCTGGTTTTTCTTTTACAAAAGATTCTATGTGTTTTGCTATTGTTTGATTGTCATTTTTTACGTTTGTGCAATAAATAGTTTCCCCAAATAAACTGTTAATGGTAGCTTCCTTTTCCATAATTTACCTCTAAATATTCTACTTTCGTTACCCAACCACGAGGTATTGCTATTGCACCACCTCCATGATTATCGTCTTTATCAATACAGAATGAACGCATAATGACTACTTTATGTGGATTATCTATAACTAACCATCCAACTTCTTGACATGTTGCTAATGGTGCGTCTAATATTTCTTTTATATCTAACCATCCTGTCTCCATATCACGAGCATCTAACCACGTAACACGGACCATTGGCACTTTCTTTATGTCAAATTCCATATTTCTCATTGCACATTACACCGAATTTGCGTATAAATATAGAATAAAATAGGCAAAAATTTCAAGGCCTGCCTCCTTGCCATAAACAATATCATGAATTGCCAAGGAGAACATGTTTAAAAAGATATTTAGAGGAGTACGAAACGCAATAAAAAGCCCAGCAGGTATGCTAGGATTAGGAGCTTTGGCTCTCGGACCATTAGGCGGAGGCGCAGCTTTATCAAGTTTATTTGGATCAGGCGCTATGAAAGGCGCTTTAGGAAAATACGGTATTCCAGCTTTACTAGGATTAATTACAAGTGGAGCACTTAAAGGGGAAGAAAAAGAAGAAGCAGTAAGCTTTGATGATTTTGAATCTCAGACAACAAAAAAATATGGTGATAAGTTTGGTGGCAGCCCGTTTAGAGGAGAACAGTTTTTAGATTTAATGTTTGAGCCTGGCTCGGCTAAATACTTTGATTATAGAAATCCACAAGGTCAATTAGCAGACTATCAATTCGATAGTGATGATAGAATAATAGAGAGAAAAAAAGGTGGTATTGCTAATTTATATCGAGGCGGAACTGAATCATCAATAAGTGACCTGATGATGAACCCTGAAGACTTTATGCCAAGTGCTTCAATTCCAGCAATGTTAAGTGGTTTTGAAGGTTTACAATCAATAGATATTGAAGATTTGTTAAAAGCTTTATCTCGTAGAAGAAACCGTAAAAGAACTTTAGATGAAATAGCAGAAGAAAGAAGTGATGCTTTAGACACAAATGAAAAAATATCTGAAGGCTATGAAAAGCTTATTGAACAAATATTAAAAGATAAATTAGGTGGTGAATTTAATAAAGGTGGTGTTGCTAAATTAAACATGGGTGGCAATCCTTTTATGGATCGCCAACGTATTAGTGGTTCAATGGGTGGTGGTATGAATCCTGGTGGTTACTCACCTGATCCTACTATCAAAAGTATTACAGGTTACAATCCACTACGCGCAGCACAAGGTAGTGATGTTTCTGTTGAAAGTGTACAAGCACAAATGAATAACAATCCAGTAGGTATTGCACAATACTTTCCAAGAAAGTTTGGTATGATTAATGGACCAGGCGGCCCTAAAGAAGATAAAATACCCGCAATGTTAAGTGATGGTGAATTTGTGTTTACAGCGAAAGCTGTTGACAACGCAGGTGGACCTAAAGCAATGTATAACATGATGAATAAATTAGACCCTGAGTCATCAAAGGGCAGAGGGATAATGAGTTAATGGTTACAGCAACATCAATTACAAGAGAAGCACCTTTTTTAGAAGATTTTAGAAGACGATTATTACAAGGTGCATTTGATTTAACAAAACAAGCACAACCTGGAACAACACCAAGAGATATAGCAGGATTAGATGCTCTTCAAACAGGAGCAATGAGTCAATACGCAAGATCACTTGGAATAGATCCTACAACAGGACTGCCTACAGGCACAGGGGCACAGTTTGATCCTTATTTTAGTGCAGGTATAGGGGCTTTAAGTCAAGCTACAAAACAATTTGATCCAAGCCAAAGCAATTATCAACAGTTTAGTAACCAATATCAAGCTGATGTAACGCAAGAAGCGTTAAAACAAATGGATCAAGAAGCCCAAAAGGCTCAAAATAAAATGGCAGGTGATGCTGTGTTAGGTGGCACTTTTGGTGGTTCACGGTACGGTGTTCAAGCTGCTGAAATGGCAACCAATTTACAAGACATAAAGTCTAGAAGAATATTTCAAGACTTAGCACAGAACTTTGAACAAGCTCAAGGTAAAGCCATGAGTACGTTTGAAAATCAACAACAACGAAACCTAGCCGCCGGTCCACAATTTGGAGCGATGGGAGCACAACAATTTGGATTACAATCTAGTGGTCTTGGTGCGTTACAACAATTAGGTGGGCTAAGAAGAGCGCAACAACAAGAAGGATTTAATGAAGCATTTAGACAAGCAGAAGACAGAAGAATGCAACCATACAATAGATTAAGTTATTTTGGTGATATTATGGCAGGTATACCTTCTGTATCACAAACACTAACATCTAGACCAGCTCCGTATACTAACCCTATTCTTGGTGGAATAGGCATGGGTCTCGGCGCATATGGTTTAATGAATCAGTAAGGATAATAAATGGTTACACGACCAGATCAACAAGTAGGAATGGAAGACATCTTTGAAGATGAAGTAGCTACAACAAGCACGGCTTTTCCAAGTGTGTTACCTTCTACTTTTTTTCCTGACAAGCCTACGTTATCAGGTGTATCTGCAATGGAGCAGTTTTTACCACTAATGTTAGATGAGGAGTCTTACTTAAAAAAGTTTGCAACTCCAACAATGACAGATGAACAAATAGAAAAAGCATTTGCTGTTGATGATGGCAGTGATTTAAGAAACATGGCAATTGCTAAGTTGGGTTTTTCCTTACTACAACCAACAGAGGGTGGTAGAATAGGACCAGCTATTGCTCAAGCAGGTCAGACATTAACAAATGATCTGATGAAAATAAAACAACAACAAAAGAAAGAACAAAAAGCTTCACAGATTGGCATGATTAACGCCAAAATGAAAAGAGATGCACAAAACATTTTAGATAGAAAAAGTGTGTTTGACATGAACAGGCAACTACTAACAACAATTGCAGGTAAAGAATACGATGCACAAGTAGCTGCGGATAAAGTATTAATGGATTTATATAAATCACAAGTACAAGCGGCAACATCAAAGTTTCAAGACTATCAACTAGAAGGTGTTAAACCTAAAAAAGTA